CTCATTCAGGGATTCCACAGCCCCACCAACTTGATTTGCCCTTACGAAACCAAGAGGAACCAAAAACGTGAACGGACATGGCGGCTCCCGTCCTGGATCGGGCCGCCCCAAAGGTGTGAAGCCAGACGCGCCGGCCGAGTGGCTTTCGACGGATGGCCTTTCCCCGCTCGAAACGCTGCTGACTATTATGCGGAACCCGGAAGCCCCGCTTAAACTGCGGTTTCTGGCTGCAAAGGAAGCGGCTCCGTATATGCATCCGAAGTTGTCGCCGAAATCGGCAGATGTGGATGACCAATCGCAGATCACGCCAGAGGAAGCCGCATGGAGTGCGGACCTGGGGATGCGCCCTAACTGATGCCTTGGGACCTGTCGTGCTTGGATTGGCAGGATCGTATCCGCGCCGGTCGATCGCTGGTCCCTGACCTACCGCTTGACAATGAAGCCGCAGAACGTGCGGTCCGGGTCTTTAACCGGCTCCGTCTGGCAGACGTTCCGGGCAATCCAACCTTGGGAGAGGCTGCGGGGGATTGGTTCCGCGATATTGTGCGGGCCTTGTTCGGTTCGTGGGACCCTGTGACGAAAGAGCGGTTTATCCGCGAGATTTTCGTTCTGGTTCCGAAGAAATCGAGCAAGACCAGCTACAGCGCGGGCGCGATGTTGACGGCGCTGATCCTGAATGAGCGCCCGATGGGCAAGTTTCTGTTGGTGGCGCCGACGCAGGATGTGACGGAATTGGCGTTCGGGCAGGCATCCGGCGCGATCGACTTGGACGGGTATCTTTCCAAGCGGATGAAGGTGCAATCGCACCTAAAGAAGATCACCGACACGACCAATGGCGCGACTTTGGAGGTTATGAGCTTCGATCCGCAGGTGTTGACTGGTCAGAAGCCGACCGGGTTCCTGGTCGACGAGTTGCACGTCATGTCTGCCAGCGCGAAGGCGGCAAGTGCGGTTGGACAGTTGCGGGGCGGCATGATTGCCCAGCCGGAAGCGTTCGGGGTGTTCATCACGACGCAATCGGAGAAGCCCCCGGCTGGTGTTTTTCGTGCGGAATTGAACCGGGCGCGGTCAATCCGCGATGGTAAGGCAACCGGGCCGCTGTTGCCGGTGCTGTATGAGTTTCCGCCGGATATCGCGGGCACTGCGGAGAAGTGGCAGGACCCCGCCAACTGGCACATGGTCACACCGAACGCGGGGCGGTCGATTACGATCCCACGCTTGATTGATGAGTTCAAGACGGCCGGCCAGCTTGGGACGGAAGAAGTAACCCGCTGGTCTTCTCAGCACCTCAACATCGAGGTCGGGATAGGTCTCACGTCCGACCGCTGGCGTGGCGCGGACCACTGGCTAACCTCTGGTGAGCCTGATTTGACGTTGGAGACGCTGTTAGATCGATCCGAGGTCGTGGTGATCGGTGTTGACGGCGGCGGGTTGGACGATTTGCTTTCGGTGTCGGTGGTGGGTCGCGAGGTTGATACGCGGCGTTGGCTTTCGTGGTCAAAGTCCTGGGTGCATGAGGGCGTGCTGAGCCTCCGCAAGTCGGAGGCATCGCGGTTGCGCGATTATGCTGCGGCGGGCGATCTGGTGATTGTTGACGATATGGAGGCCGCGTTTGAACAGGTCGCGGACCTGGCGGCCGAGGTCGATGCGTCGGGCTTGCTGTCCCGCGTTGGCTTGGACCCGATGGGCGTGGGCATGATCGTTGACGCCATGGCCACCCGTGGGATTGACGGTGACCGGGTGGTTGCTGTGTCGCAGGGTTGGACCTTGAACGGCGCGATCAAGACGGCAGAAGTCAAGCTGGCGTCGGGTGCTTTGGTTCATGCGGATCAGGCGATTATGGCATGGGCCGTGGGCAACGCGAAGGCTGAGCCGAAGGGTAACGCGATCACGATCAACAAGCAAAACAGCGGGACCGGAAAGATTGATCCCGTGATGGCACTGTTTGATGCTGTGGCTTTGATGTCTCGGAACCCGGAAGCAGTCCCTCCGGTCGATGTTTTTGCAATGGTCGCCTAACCAAAACCGGAATGAACATGGATATCATCAACAAGACTGCCGTTTCTGACGGCGGCTCCCTTGAGTTTGTCCTGTCCGATGCGACGGTTGACCGTTATGGCGATATCGTTGACCAGTCGGGTTGGGACCTTCGCGATTTCAAGCGCAACCCGATTGCCCTGTTCGGCCATTCGTCTTCATTTCCGATTGGAACATGGTCGAATGTCCGGGTGGAAGGCGGAAAGCTACTGGCGAGGCTTGATCTGGCGGCTCGCGGCACAAGCCAGCGGATCGACGAACTGATCGGTCTTGTTGAACAGAAGATTTTACGTGCCGTTTCCGTGGGTTTTTTTCCCATGGAATGGGAGCCAATCGACAAAGACAAGCCCTACGGCGGACAGCGATACACCAAGCAAAAGCTTGTTGAATGTTCGTTGTGTTCCGTTCCGGCAAACCCATCGGCGCTCGCCTTAGCGAAGTCGCTGAACCTATCCCCCGAAACCATGTCCCTAGCCTTTGGCGAGCAAGCCGGAGTGAGGCAACGGGCCATTTCGGGCCTTGGCGGGAACGCCTCCAAACCTTTTATAACCCAAAGGCAAACGCCAATGACCACCCTTTCCGAGCGGATTGAAGCCGCCGAAACTGACCTGACCGCCAAGCGTGACCGTCTTGTTCAACTGAGCGGCATGGACGATCCCGACCTGGACGCCATCGACGAGTTGAACACGCAGGTTGATCACGTGGAACGCACGATCAAGACCCTTCGCGCGTCCGAACAGAAGATCGGCTTGACCGCGACGCCGAACGCCCCCGCCATCATCCGCAACCCGCTGGGTCGCATGGGAAAGGATGTCAGTGGCCTTGATCTGCTCGTTCGTGCCGCCGTGGTTCGTGGCATTGCCCACTTTGGCAACAAGTCCGTCGATCAGGTTCTTCAGGAACGCTACAACGGCCACGAGCCAACGGCGCTGATCGTCAAGGCTGACCAGACCATCGGCACCACCACGGTCTCCGGCTGGGCTTCCGAGGTTGTTCAGACCGCATATGCTGACTTCCTGCAAGCCCTGACGCCGTTCTCCATTTATCCGGCGCTTCGCTCGCGCGGCATCGGCCTGAGCTTCGACGGTATCGGCACTGTGTCCATTCCGAGCCGGACGGCTGGCGGCGCAGGTGGCGGGTTCGTTGCCGAGGGTTCGCCCATCCGTGTCGGTCGCATCACGACTGCCGCAACGACCATGACGCCGAAGAAGCTGGGTGTCATTGTCCCGTTCTCTCGCGAACTGGCCAAGCGCAGCACTCCGGCGATTGAGGCTTTGGTGCGGCAGGCGATTCTTGAAGACACGGCGGCCATTCTGGACGCTGCCCTTCTGGATGCGACTGCCGTCAGCACCGCGCGCCCTGCCGGCTTGCTGAACGGCGTGTCGGCTGCCGCGTCCGGCTATGGTGGTGGCGACTACGCTGCCGTCCTGGCGGACTTCAAGGCTCTGATGGCGCCGTTCTTCGCGGCCAACGCGGCGGACAACATCACTGTCGTCATGAACCCCGCTCAAGGTCTGGCAATGTCCATGATGCCCGGCCCGGACGGTGTGATTGGGAGTTTCATGACCGCCATTCAGGGCCGGGTGAACTTCGTCGAAAGCACCAGCGCCACGGCCAACCGCCTGATCGCCATTCGCAATTCCGACTTCGCGACGGCGTTGGGCGATGCGCCGGAGTTCGACGTGTCCGAACAGGCGACGGTCCACATGGAAGACACCACGGCGCTGGAAATCGTGTCCGGCACCGGCCCGACGACGGCCGATCCGGTTCGTTCGTTCTTCCAGACCGCCACCATCGGCGTGCGTATGCTGATGGACGTGTCCTGGAAGATGCGCCGGTCCGGCATGGTCCAGTGGATCGACGGCACGTCCTACTGACCCAACTAGCGCGGGGCCTTCGGGTCCCGCGTTTCGTTTTGTCCGCGTGAGTGCGGGGGAGAAGCCCTATGACCGTTCGCAGATTTGTTGTTCCAATGACCGTTGACGCCAGCGGTGATGGCACGTTCTACACGCCGCCCATCTATGGGCATCTGGTGTCATTCCGGTATGTGAAAACGAACTTCACCGATGGTATCGACTTCGTTTGCACGCTGGAAACGACAGGGGAAACGCTGTGGGCTGAAGACAGCGTGGACGCGTCAGCAACGCGCCACCCTCGCGCGGCCACGCATTCCACCGCCGGGGCTGCGTCTCTCTATGCTGCCGGCGGAACGGCTGTAAACGGGCGCATCGCCATCGGCGGTGACCGTATCAAGATCGTGGTGGACGGCGCGGGCAATGCGACCACCGGCACGCTTCACGTTACGATCGACGGGTGAACGGCAATGGCACGCTCTCGCAAATTCACGGTCGTGGCGACTTCTGACGGGTCGCAGGTTGGCACGCATTACACGCCGTATGTGTCGGGCTACGTCGAAAGCATTCAGTATGTGAAGGACGGCACGACGCCATACACCGACGGCGTTGACTTCACCATCACAGCGGACGTAACCGGCGAAAACATCTGGACGGATACGAACATCAACGCATCCGAAGTGGTCCGTCCTCGCGCAGCGACGTGCAGCACGGCCGGGGTTGCGTCGCTTTATGCTGCGGCCGGCGCGGCAGTGAATGACCGTATCGCGTTGTCTCGCGATCGGTTCAAGATCGTGCTGGCACAGGCCGGCGCGTCGAAAACAGGGACCTTTGTTTTCACGGTGGCGGACGCATGAACGAAGTCTGGTATGTGATGACGGATGGTTCGGTGGGTGATCCTGCCGAGATTTCCGCCGGCCCTGATGGCGTGCTTCGGCATGTCGACGGGCGCACCGTGGCGTATCGCGATCATGGGCCGAGGGCGCGGATGATTGATCCGGTTGCGGAGCGGGCGAAGATTGCCGCCGCGTCTGCGAAGCCCGAAGCCAAGGAAGTGAAGCCGGCGGCGCAGGCTGGCGGGTATCGCACGCGCGAAGCCAAGGCCGGCTAACTTGGGCATCCTGTCCCGCATCTTCAAACGCAAAGAGAAAGCCGTAGAAGGCCAATATCGCCCCGGTCCCTACCAGATCGACGGCGGCTGGCTTTCTGCGACGGCGGGCCGCTACATCAATTGGTGGCAGAACGGATACAGCATTCAGCCGTCCGGCGAAGCAAGCGCCATGGTGGAAGCCTGCGTTTCTGCCTATGCACAAACCGTGGCCATGTGCCCCGGCGATCACTGGCGGAAGATGCCAGATGGCGGGCGCGAACGGGTTGCCAACTCTGCACTAAGCCGCATCCTCCGCCGGCCGAACGATTATCAGTCGATTTCTGATTTGCTGATGAACCTGACGCGCCGGACCTATACGCATGGCGAGGCGTTCGCGCTGGCGATCCGCAACGACCGTAGCGAAATTATCGAGTTGCACCAGATGCGGAGCGGTCTCGCCATGGTGGCGACGGACGGTTCCATCTTCTACGGTCTGAGCGGCAATGAGATTGCAGACAGGCGGTATGATCTGTCGGCTCCTATCCCTGCGCGCGACGTGCTTCACATTCGGTTGCACACCCCGCAACATCCGCTCAAGGGAGTGTCACCGATCCTGGCCACGACGCTTGAGCTTTCCATGTCCGGCGCCGCGCTCAATCAGCAGGTGGCGTTTTACCTGAACCAAGCCCGTCCTTCCTTTATGTTGGAGACGGATGAAAAGCTGACGAGCCAGCAGACCAACGACCTTCGCGACCGCTGGAATGCACAGACGCAGGGCGAAAACGCGGGCGGCACGCCTATCCTTGCGTGGGGTCTGAAGGCAAAGCCTGTGGTTTCGAGTGCCCACGATGGGCAGCTTGTCGAAATGCTCAAGATGACGGATCAGAACGTCGCGTTGGCGTTCCGGCTTCCGTTGCAGGTTCTTGGGCTGGGTGGAACCACGTTCGCATCCACTGAACTGCTCATGCAATCGTGGATCGCGTCCGGTCTCGGGTTCTGCCTCAACCACATCGAGGAAGCGTTCGGGCTTCTGTTCCGGCTTAAGGGTATGCCGGATGAATACATGGAACTCGACACGCGGGCGCTTCTTCGCAGTGCTTACCGCGAACAGATTGAGGCCCTACGGACAGGCGTGATCGGCGGCATTTACAGCCCGGATGAAGCCCGCGCGACGGTCGACCTTCCGGCGGTGCCAGGTGGCCACGGCGCAATGCCTCGCGTGCAACAGCAGGTGGTTCCGTTGTCCTACGGGACCGACATGAAGCCTACGCAACCGGCCCCCGCTGCGGCCCCCACACCAGAGCCGGACCCGGCAGAGGATGACGCGGCCGATGAACAGTCTACCGACCGTGCCCTTGCCGCGTTTCGCCAAGCCAATGAGCGACACCTTGCGCTCACAAATTGAGGCGCTCGCTGGCGAACTTGGCGCAACGGCGGCCCGGATCGAGAAGGCACTACAACAGAAGTTCGATTTGATGGCGGCTGAGTTGCGGGCCAAGATTGCTGAATTGGAATTGCGGGCAGTCAGCGCCGAACGCGCCTCGGCCGATATGGTTTCGGCCCGGTTGGCGACTGTTCGGGATGGCGAGCCGGGCCGGTCGGTGACGCTTGAAGACGTGGCGCCTCTCATTCGCGCCGAGGTGGAACGGGCAGTTGCATCACTGCCGCCGGCAAAAGATGGCAACGACGCAGACCCCGAATTTATCCGCGCGATGGTCGACAAAGCCGTTGCGGAGTTGCCCCCTGCTGAAAAGGGAAAGGATGCTGATCCTGCCGTTATCGCGGCGATGGTCCGCGAGGAAGTGGCGAAACTGCCTCCGCCGGAGCCGGGTCGGAATGCAGATATCGAGGATGTGCGTCCGATCGTGGTGGCACTGGTAGCGGAAGCCGTCGCGGCTATCCCGCCGGCTGAAAAGGGCAAGGATGCTGATCCGGCTGTAATCCGCCAGATGGTGGTCGAGGAAGTGGCGCGCATTCCCGCCCCACAGGACGGCCAGGACGCCGATCCCGCTGTCATCCGATCCATGGTGGACGAAGCAGTCGCGGGCGCCGTCTCCGCGCTTCCTCCGCCTGCCAAGGGCGACCCAGGCCCGCCGGGTCGTCTGTCTGCGGTCAAGGCTTGGACGGACCGCGTGTATTACGACGGCGACATTGTGACGCTGGACGGTTCCACATTCCAGGCGATCCGTGACACAGGGCGACAACCGCCTCATGACGATTGGGTTTGCGTCGCACAGGCAGGTCGTGCGGGTGTTGATGGTCGGTCGTTTGCGATCCGTGGAACCTGGGAACCTGACGGGCTGTATCGTGAACTGGATGTTGTCGCGATGAACGGCGCTTCGTTCGTGGCCAAGTCCGACGACCCCGGCCCCTGCCCCGGCGATGGCTGGCAACTAATGTCGGCGCAAGGCAAGCGCGGCAAACCCGGCGATCCTGGGTTGAAGGGTAATGTCGGACCCAAAGGACCGGCGGTAATTGGTCTTGGCATTGACGAAAACGGCATCCAGACGCTTCGCAACGCCGATGGCACAACGGTATCGTGCGACTTCTACCCGCTTTTGTCGCGGCTTGACCGATAATGCTCACGGTCACCACACCGGCAACGGATCGGTTGTTGCTCACGCTGGCTGAAATCCAGTCCGCAACGGGCGTGACGGGTGCGACTTACAACACGGAACTGACTGCCCTCAACGCCCGCGTTGCCTCAGCTTTGGCGCGGGAATGCTGCATTCCGGTTGGTGGTGCGAACCCTCCGACGTTCCGCGTGGAAACCCTGACGGAAGTGTTCCGGATTGTGGTTGGTGCGCGGTATCTGCCGTTGTCGCGGTGGCCTGTCACGTCGATCACGTCGGTGGTTGTCGACGGATCGACCTTGGACGCGGCGAATTACGAGACAGATGAAGCGGCCGGTTGGCTCTATCGGCTGGCAAGTGATGAATTGTCGTATTGGTCCGCGACCAAGATCACGGTTGTTTATGTTGCAGGATGGGCAACCGTTCCGGACGATTTGAAGTTGGCCGCGTCCAAGTTGGCGCGGATGCTTTGGGCGGAAGACGGACCGAACGCGCGGACGGACCCGAACCTTAAGCGCCAACGGATTGAGGGCGTAGGTGAGCGGGAATGGTGGGTGCCACCGCCGGATGATGAATTGCTGTCTTCGGAAATCAAGGGGCTGATTGGCCCGTATCGGCATAGGGCAATTTGAATGGCCATCCCCGGCGTCTACAGCCTCGCATCCGAAACGATAACCACGGCAGTGACGGCACAGGCGCAAACCGCCATCGACAACCTGGACGGCATGACGAGCGCGACATTCGAGGCGACGTTCTCGGGCACGGGCGGATCAACGGCTGTTGCTCTGATCCAGTCGCGCATGGGTTCCGCCGGGGTATGGCGAGAGATTGCCTCCATCGACTTCGCGGCGGCCGGCGCCAAATCATGCACGGTCGTATCCACAGCCGCCACGCCCGCCGCGTTCGCCACGCTGTCAGCTAACTCGGTGCTGAATTGGCTTGGAACGGAACTGCGGGCGGTGGTGACGACAACCGGGACGTGGGCTAACGGTGCGCTGGCGGTGAGGGTGCATGTGGCGTGATACTTGATCCGAAAACGCCCGGCGCTCGGGACGCGCGGGTAATCGACACGGACACCGGAGCGGAAATCCAATTCGTATGCCGGTTGGACAGTGAAACGGGTTTTGTCGAACGGCTTTCATATGTCGATGGGAAGCCGGAACTGTCCGAAGACGGTAGCCGCTATCTCCAAATCGAGGAGCGCCGCAATTTCCGCGTGGTCCATCGGACCACTGGCCAACTGATCTGCCAGCATCCGCGATGACCTTCCAATCCGACCTAGACCAATTCCTACGCGCAGACGGCCAAGACGTGATCCTCCGCCGCATCACCGGCACCACAAACCAAGTCGCCGTCGACTGCCCCTGCCGCGCGCTTGTCCGAGGCTACCAGCCCAAGGAACTGGCCGGCGGGATCATCCAAGGCGATACGCACGTTATCCTGTCCGCGACCGATATCAACCGCGCGCAATGGCCGGGTGGCGAGCCTGTAACGAACCCGCCGGCTTTGACTGATCCACGCATCCCCCGCAAGGGCGATCGGGTCATCATCGAGGGCAAGGCGCGGACTGTGGAATACGCGTCCCCCACGTCCATCAACGGCATTCTTCACCGCATAGATTTGACCGTCCGAGGCTAAATGTCCCGCTCCATCGTCCGCGCTGCCGTAGTCGCTCATATCGCGGCCGGGTGGACGTTTGCGCCCGTCATTACGCAAAACGTTGCAGGCTCGCCCCCCGAACCGACTGGCACGGACCCGACGCCGTATCTGTTCATCGAGATCAGCAACAATAGCACGGAACAGGCATCGACGGGCGAAGCCGAACCGGCCGGCAACCGATGGGATGAATACGGGCAGGTGTTCTTCCACATATACACCCCGTCCGGTTCTGGCGTGGCGTTGTCCGATCAGTATGCCGACGCGATCGTTGAGTTGTTCCGTGGCCAGACGCTGGCCACCAACATTGAATTTCACGACTTCAACGGCGATGTTGGCGGACCCGGCGACGTGAACGGCAATTACTACCGCGTGAGCGTGTCGGTCGATTGGATCATGCGCGGTGGTTGAAGCGACATGGCGCGCAGTCGAAACATTCGACACGGCAAACCGTCGCATCAAGCCGACCTTTGTGCTGGCGGATGCTGACGGAACGCTTGCGGTCGATGCCGATGGCGACACGGTAGGCGGGCTGGTCAAGTTGGTGATCAGCCGTGACGAAGTGCTTGGACCGAAACCGTTTGATGCGCTGGCGTTGTTGGAGTTTGTGGAAGTGAATTATGCTGACCTGAGCACGACCATTGCGGATGGTGCGTCGCTATCGTCCGCAGTTCCGCTTTCCCGCCGGCCCGTGCTTTGGTTCACGATCCCGAACGGTTGGGATGATGCGGTCCTTACGTTCCAGGTCTCCACGGACGGGATTACGTTCTACGAGCTTTTGACGGAAGCCGGCGCCGCTGTGTCCCTGACCGTATCGGCCGGCACCGCGACCCGAACCACCAACTTGGACCAATGGGCCGGGTTCAATTACCTCAAGATCAGGTCTGGCACCTCCGGAACGCCTGTCAACCAGTCGGGCGCCGTCACAATCCTTCTCACAGTCAGGGACGCTTAACATGCGATACGCAGTGTTGCGGCCATTCAACACGCCGTCGCGTCGTTTTGCGATCGGTGATGTTGTCTGGGCCGAGGATATCGACGGTCCCGTTTCCGTCGCAGACCGGGCCGATACCGGGTTCATCCAACCCAACGACCCTGATCATCCGGTGGCGCCGTTGACGATGCGCCGGAACGAAGCCCTGCCCCCGCCCGTCGTGAAGGACAACGAAGATGACGTCTAGCAATCGCACTCAAATCACGTCCGTTCGCGAGGTCACAGTCGGCACCACGCCGGGCACCCCGCGTATGCGGTTGCGGCGCGTCAATGGCGAGACGTTGCAGCTTGTCCCGACCTTTGCGGCGTCCAACGAAATGCGGTCGGATCGCATGGCGTCTGACATCATCCGCCTTGGCAAGCAATCCAGCGGCGATCTGCCCTACGACCTGATCTATCCTTTTCCGGATAGCCCAAACGACAGCGATCTGTGTTCCGCGTTCTACAACGATTTCACCAATCGTGCGACGCGGTTCAATGATGGGATGGCGGATAGCGTCATCACCGCCGTTGCCACGTCTGGCGAAGTCGTGACATGCACCACCGGAACGGCTTTCGTTGCTGGCCAGCTTGTGCGCCTGACAGGCTTTGGGGTGACGGGCAACAACGTCATCGCGAAATGCACCACAGGCAGCGCAACGGTCCCCGCATTCGTCGGCGCTGGCCTGACTGACGAAGCCGCCCCCGCTGCCGCCGCACGCATGAAGGTGGTCGGGTTCCAGGGCGCGTCGGGCGATATCACGGCAACGTCAACCGGCCTCGGTTCCACGGCTCTGGATTTCACCACCCTGGGCCTGGCAGTCGGGCAGTGGGTCAAGATCGGTGGCAGCGCGACGGCGGACAAATTCGCCACGGCGGCTTTGAACGGCACCGCGCGCATCACGGCCATTGGCGCCACAGCCCTTACGCTGGATCACCTCCCCACCGGATGGACCACCGACGCGGGCACGTCGAAGACAATCAAGGTTTGGATTGGCGACCAGATCAAGAACGGCACGACGCAGGTCGGCCAGACCATCGAACGCGGCTTTCTCGGCCAAGGCACGCCGAACTACTTCGTGCATGCCGGTATGGTCGTTGCACAAGCCAACATCAGCATGGCGCTCAATCAGCCGATCACCCTCGCGAACACGTATCAGGGCATGGGTGGTTCTGTCAGCACGTCGCCGCTGGATGCCTCCCCGGATGCGTCGCTTGTGCTGGCGTCCTTCCCACCGTTCGTCACGCGCGTGCATGTCGCGCGGGTGACGGAAGCGGGAACCACGATCGCCTCCCCCAACTTCCTTCGCGGTATGACCATCGTCATCAACAACAACTCGACGATGATCGAAGCCATTGACGCCGAAACGGCGCAGGGCATCACTGGCCATGCGGTGGACGTGACCGGCACGGCCGAGTTTTACTTTGGCAACAATGCGTTGCTGACCAAGTATCTGGCCGGCACCCCAACGTCGCTTTCGACCTACGCCTACAACTCGCTTTCCGGGCAGGCGCTCATCTTCGCCATCCCCCGCGTGATCTTCGCAGGCGACGGTTCCCCGAACGCGAGCGGCCGGAACGTGGACGTGATGCTTCCCCTGTCATGGACAGCATCGAAAGACGAGACGGTGACCGGCGCGATGATTACGCTGGATCGTTTCGAGTATGTGGAAAACTGATAGGAGCAACCTGTGGCGTCTCTCAATCGCATCAAGTTTGATGCGGACAAGATCAAGGAAGGCAAGTGGGTCACGGTGGAAGCGGACGGGGAACCGTTCGATATCCGCACGCGCGGCTTCACGCCTCGGTATCGTGACGCTCTGTTTCGGCTCCGCATGGATGCGGTTCGTGATATGAACAAGGGACGCGATCCCGGCGCGGAACGGGTGACAGTGGACACGCTGCCACCCACGCATGACGACGCGTGCTACGGACGCGCGCTGGCGGCGGAATGCTTCCTCGACGTGCGAGGCTTGCAGCATTCGGACGGCGGCCCGGACGTGACGGCGGATCAGTTCCGCGAAATGCTGCGCGATCCGGAGTTTTGCGGCCCGCTGGTCATCCTCGCCATGGCGGCGGCGGGGCGCGTCACAAACGACCGTGATGCACAAATCGAGGCAGCAGCGGGAAACTGACAACCCGCCTTCGCTGGCACCTAAGCGGAGGCGGAACGTCCATCACGCGATTGGCGGAGATCGAGGCGCTTATCCAAGAGGCCCCGGAAGCGGCCGAAGTGTTCGCGGATGAAATCCAGCAACTCCGCAACGAAGTTGACGACACGCCAGACCCAACCCCGCATCTGGACTGGATATGGGAAGCGTGGTGGCGCCTCGGTGACGAGCGGCCGCATATCGTAACGGGCATGTCGGCACCGATGGGCGGATCAATCATTCGTTCCGTCCCTGGCAAAATCCCGTGGTCCGTCATCGCCCATTGGTGCGACGCTCACGGGCATGGCGACGAAGACCGGGACATCATGGACAGGTGCATCCAGTCCATGGATGCGGTCTATCTGCGGTGGTGGACTGAGAAGAATAAGCCGGGGACGTGATGGCGAGCAACCACCTGACCGTTGCGCGCACGATCCGGGAATTTGTAGATGCGACGCTATCCCCGGAAGCCAGCGCGGCGCGGTTTGCTGTGGTGGCACGGGCGCGGCGTGATGAGATAATCCGGTCTGGGCAGGCGTCGGAACGATACGACACGTTCGTTGACGGCCGAGAGGGTGCCAGAGAGGAAACCACGCGGCCCGGCGGCGCGGTCGAGTATCGCTTTAATTCGTGGGGAGAAATCATCCGCGAGGCGATGCTGCAACTAGCCATGGCGTCCCCGATGGATGACGGCGACTTTGTGCGGGCTTGGACCTTGGCCGTAAACGGCAGGCCATGGACTGGCGACTATGAGGACATCCCGTTGAATGCTGACGTGATAATCGTCAACCCGCTTCCATACGCGCGCAAGATCGAGGTCGGCGCCATGACGTTGAGCGTTCCCGCCAATCCGATTGAGCGGGCGCGACAAAAGCTCATGCGTCGGTTTCGCGCCGCGTTCTTCAACAAAACCTTCGTGTTCCTGCCGTCATCTTTCGCGACATTGGGATACGAAACGCCCTACACCCTGAAGGGCCGATATCACGACAAGTCGTTCATAGCCGGGCGCCGGGAACGTGCCTTCAAATCGGGGCGCCGGTTCCATGCGCCGGGCAAAAGTCAGCAGCGAGGCCAGCAAGTGACATACCCTGCCCTCGCTATTTCGTTGACGCGCTGATGGCGACGGTAGAAACCCTCCGCGTCGAGTATGCCAGCCGCATTGCGGCGCAGGCGAAGGCGGATCAAGACGCTTTGCTTGGCATGGCGAAGGCGATGGAGACGGTCGGCGACAAGGGCAAGGTCACCGATGAAGTCTTGAAGCGGTCCACACAGACCTATGGCCGCTTGGTAAAGGACATCGACGGCGTTGCCGCTGCGACCACAAAGTTGGAGCGCGCGGAAACCGCACATGCGACCCGCGTCAATGTCGTCATGGATGCGTATCGTCGTGGTGAAATCACGCTGGCCAAGGCGCAGCAAGATATCGCCCGGCTGAACGCCAACTTTGAGCAAACCACCAACAAGATCGTCGCCTCTGGCAAAGCCATAGAGGAACGCTTCACCCCACCCCTGCAACGCAGCGTAGCGGGGATGAAATCCGCCACGGATGCGTCACGATCCTTTGCGGAACAAACCGGCCAGACCACCAGCGCAATTCGCCAGATGGGTATGCAACAAGGCGGGCTGGTAGGTGCGTTTGCCACGGGCGGCGTGTTCGCCGTCGGCATGGCGGCCGCAACGGCGGCGGTTGCCGCATTCGGAACGGCCATGCGTGCCATTCCCGTTGCAGGCGACGCGGCCCGCGCTTCGATCGCGCGCCTGTCGGCAACGGTCGGCGACATGGGCGTTGCGTCCACCGTGTTTGACAAGCTGACCGCATCCTCTCGCCAGACAGGCATCGCGGTCGCGGAAAGCGCCGGATCGTTCCAGCGGTTTTCGATCGCCGCGAGTGACGTGGGCGCGACGAATGAGCAGGTTCTAAGCCTCGTTGCCGGCTTGCAAAAGTTCGCCATCGTATCGGGCGCATCGGTGCAAGAAACCGGCGCGGCGACCCAGCAGCTTGGCCAAGCGTTGGCCTCTGGCGTTCTGCAAGGCGACGAACTGCGGTCCATCCTTGAAAATATGCCGCTGTTCGCTCAATCCCTTGCGCGGGAATTGGGCACTTCGATCGGCAACCTTCGCACGATAGGCGCGGAAGGCAAGCTGACGGCCGAGGTTGTGTTCCCCGCCATGCTGCGCGCGGTGCAAGGCGTCGATGACGTGTTCGGGCAGATGCCTGTCACGATGGCGCGGGCGCAGCAGCAATTCGACGTTGCCGCGCAGTCCTTCCTTGTCCATCTGGATCAGGCGTTGGGCTTTAGCGAAAAGCTGACGCGCGCCTTGCAGATCGCCGCCAACATGGTGGACAAAATCAGAGGCTTTGCCGGCGGCGCAACGGGTGCCGAACGGATGGCGGAGTTGGTTGCCGGCGTGGCCACCGGATCGGCAACGGTATCGGCCTATGACCAAGCCATCCAGGACGCGCGGAACGCCAACGCGGACCCGCAGGCGATTGCCGGGCTGGAGCGGACGCGCAATGACGCTGCCGCAGAGCTTCGCAAATTCCGAGACGAGCTAGGCCAGATCAACAAGGAGGCCGTCCTACGCGACGAAGCCGAATGGGAAATCGCCTCCGAGAAAAGGCTCTCCGCCGAAAACGCGGCCCATTCCAAGTCTGTGCAGGAGTTGAAGCGTAAATACGACGCTCAATACAAGATCGAGAGCGAGTATACAACCGAACTGGCCAAACTAGACAAGGCGCGCAACACGGGCGCCGTCTCGGAAGTCGATTACTTGAAGATCAGCACAGGTCTTTTGAAGGAGCGCGACGAAGCCCTCGGCAAGCTGAACAAAACCGAGGATGTGCGACGCGCCGGCATTGACCGGACCACGAATAGCATTCGGCAGTTGGTTGATAAAAGCGTCGAGCAGGCCCGCAAGGAACAGGACCAACTCCATCAACAAATCCGCGCGGCCGAGGAAACCGCCGGGTCGCAAGAGCGCATCGCCGCTGCCTACGATGGCACGGCTGAAAGCATCACGCGCGCGGCCAATGAGGAAAAGGCGTTCACCGCCGTCCGGGATAAATTCGAGGAAGGATCAACCGAGGCAGCGGCGGCGCAACGCCGCTACGCCGATGCCTTGAACCGTAGCAGCGACGCAACGAAGGAACTGGATCAGGCTCAACGCTCGGTTTCGGCCATCATGGATACGCTGTCCAATGCGGCCGATCGTGTTGGGCAGGCGCTTGTTGATGCGTTCATTTCTGGCAGCGGCCGCGCGGTGAATTTCGGCAACGTCGTGCGCGGCGTTGTGGCGTCCGTCGTGACGGACTTTGTGAAGCTGGCCGCGATCAACCCGCTTCGGAACGCGTTGTTTGGCGGCGGTGCCCCCACCCTGTCCGCCGGCCTAGGTGTCCTGACAGGCGGCAACGCTGGCGTTTCGGCGTCGGCAACCGGCGGCTTGAACATCATGAACGCGGCGTCGAATGTCTCGACGTTCGGCGGGATCACGGATGCGCTTGGGCTGACGGACTTTGCCGGCCGGCTGTCTGGCATTGGTGAATACCTCGGCCTCACGGGCAGCAATGGCATCCTCGGGAACATCGGCGGCGGGATCAGTAGCCTGCTGTCCACCGGGATCAATGGCGTAAGCCTCGGCACAGCCACTAACACGGCACTCGCGGGTATGGGTGGTGCATTCGGCCCGGCCGCGCCTTCGTCCGTCCTGGCCGCGCAGGGCGGCGCCACGATCGGCGGCGTCCTGTCTGGCGTGGGCTTGGGCTTTGGCGCTGGGTCGCTTGCTGGCGGGTTCCTGCAATCCTCTCTTGGCAAGGTTGGCCCCGCGCCGACGATTGGGGCGGGTCTGGGGGCGGCTGGCGGTGCGGCGCTAGGCTCCATCATTCCCGGCATCGGCACCGTTCTAGGCGGCCTCCTAGGCGGCCTATTGGGCGGCGGCGGCGGCGGCCTGATCGGTCCTAGGGCCGCAAGCCCGTTCTCCGCCACAGGACTAAACGCGACGGACGGAATGCTCTCCGTTGGCCAGACATTTTCCCAAATCGTCGACGTAAGCCAAGAGGTCGCGACGCTGCAACAGCAGACGGCGCAAATCAACTCCATCCTCGCGGCCAGCAACCTCCGCATTGCGAATGCCGTATCCGCCGACAACTACGGCCAGACCCGCATCATCGGCGGCAATACCGGCACGTGGCTGAATTTCGGACAGGGTGACGGCCGGCCCGGTTCCATCGCTGATGCGTTCTCGGAATTGCGGTTCAGCAGCACGGAAGACACGCTCAACCGCGCGTTGCAGGGCAAGGCGTTTGCCAACCTTGAAGAACTGCAATCGACCGTCTCCCGCATCACGACGTTCGTCAACGATACGGCGCCTGCGCTGATCGCCCTCGGCAAGACTGAGACCACCTATGGCGTCGGATCGCTCGCGGCGACGATCACGGAATTGAGCCGTCAGTTTGATGACGCAATCGCAATGGCGCGCGAGCTTGGCCATGAGGAAGATGCACTCACGGCCGCGCGTGCTACGGCGATTGCCACGGCGCAGAAATCCGTGAACGAGGTCATGGATCAGTCCAAGATGGGCTTCGATCTGCGCTACTGGCAGGCCAAGGCGACAAACGACAACGACCCGCGCCTCGCCTTCGATGCCTCGCTTGTGGCATTCGACGTGCGCGCTGGGCAGGAGCGTGCCGCGTTCGAGGCGCAGTTGCTTGGCATCCTCGGCGACAGCGGCAGAACATCCGCGCTCTATCTGGATCAGATGGCGCAGCTTGACCGGGTGCTTTACGAGGAACGCCTCACCCTCCTAACCCAATTCAACTCCCAAGCCCTGCAATCCGACCAATCCTCGCTGGCGGCCCGTGCGCGCGGGGAGCAAAGCGCGCTGGCCACGATCACGTCCATTGCCGACTACGCCGCATCTTTGCCCTTTAGCGACAAATCCCCCATGACCGGCCGGGCGCAATACAGCCTCGCCCTCGGCAACTTCCAGTCGATCGCGGCTGGCATAGGCGAAGGCGACTTTAATGCACTCTCGCAGCTACCGGCGGCGGCGGATCAGCTTCTAGGGTCGTCGCGAAACCTGTTCGGCTCTGGCCAGCAATACGCGACAGACTTTGCCTCCGTGCAAGCCGTGCTTCGCGGTGCCGTGTCGCAGTCGCCAGAGGATATAGTTGCGGCTGCCATCCGCGCATCGGAGGCGCAACAAACGGCGGTGTTGGGCGGGCTGATTGAGAAGATGGTCGAGAAGCTTGACGCCATCCTGGCCGAGACCCGCTTGCAGGCGATGCGGCCAGCGGCATGACAACCAAGCCGTTCTTCGTCGCTACGGTGGATATGTTCCAACCGGCCGGCGATACGCAAGAGTATGAGCTTGCCTGGGGTGCCGTGCCGTGGGGTTCGATTTCCATGGACGTGGAACCGACCGAAACAACCGGGACGCTCTACCTGTCAGACGACGGCTACACGACGAAATCCACGGACGCGGGCGGCGTTGTCGTCTACCCGCCCAAAATCGCCGCGTCGTTCGGGATTGACCGGCAAATCCCTCTCCCGCCGGGTGACGGCGCCGGTTCATGGTCGTTCGGATCGCTCGAAGTCACGGATACGGATGACGCGGTTTCGTCGCTTCTCCGTTCGTGGAACATCGACGCGCAAAACGTCACGATCAAGCGCGGCACAAAGACCTTTGAGGCATTCGACGGCTACCGATCGAACCGGCAAACCAAGGGCTGGTATGTAGACGTTGCCGGCGTGTTGCAGGAAGCGCCGGCTGGCGTGATCCGATGGGACTATTCCACCGGCACGCGGACGTTGCTCAATGAAGCGGCGTCAACGAACCACATTGCCAACCCACGGGCGGAAGGCGCGGTTGCGGGATCGCCTGGCACAGTCCCAACCGGGTGGACGGTCTCAGGGTCATCCAGCGGCATCACGCGCACGATCGCGGGCGTGGGCACTGACGACGGTATCCCGTATGTGGATGTTCGGCTTGTCGGCACCGCATCGGCAGGCGTGATATTCCAGATCGTTTTCGTATCAGCCACGTCCGTTGCAGCGGCGGTAGGCGAGACGTGGGCTTGTGCTGTTTACGCCAAGGTAGCGGCCGGCGCGGTGACTGGCACAACCTATGCCGTCAATCTCTTGGAAGCCGGCGGGTCGTCTACCCCATCGACATCTCAGACTTTCACCCCCACGACTGCCGACCTGTATACCCAACGGATCAGCGTAACTCGCACGGTTACAGTCGCCAACACGGCTTATATTCGGGGCCGCATTCTGGTGACCGTGACGAACGGCGCAACCATCGACGTGACGATACGGGTTGGCGCACCGCAGATGGAGAAAGCCTCCGCAATCAGTTCGGTGATCCTGCCGGCTGTCTCTACGCCAGCCGTCACAAGCCGCGACATGGAACGCCTCTACACCGCGCGCCACATATGGACATCGCCCGCGCTGGCGTCTCTCGAAACGGTGTTTACAGGCGTCGCGGGAACCTGGATTGCCGCCGACCGATCGGTTGTCATCCCCATTAGGGATATCTCATATTGGTTGGAGCGCCCGATCCAGTCGGCGGTTTACGGCGGCACCGGGACGTATGACGGGACGGCGGAGCTTGCCGGCGTCACACTGCCGAAACTGCGGGGCAAGGCTTACAACATTGCGCCGGTTCTGATCGACCCGACCAACCTGATCTATCAATACAACGACGCAGCCGGAACGGTTGTTGCGCTGTATGAGCGAGGTGCAACCGGCGCGTCTGGCATCGTGTTTCAGGCCAACACGACGGACCTATACACAGGGACCACGAACGCAGGCGAATACCGAACCGACAACAGCCGTGGCCTGTTCCAGCTTGGTAGCCCCCCGGTTGGCCAGATCACCCTAACCGCAACCGGCCAATTCCCGATCGCTGGCAACATCACCAATCTGGCCAGCATCGCCCGCTACCTGCAATCCGAGGATGCGGCGGTGCCGTCCGGGTTCATGAACACCACATCCTACAGCGACGCGGCGACCGCGTATCCGTATGCGGGCGGTATATACATCGCCGCCGGCTCTGGTATGACCGCGCGGGCTGCCGTGGCTTATGTCCTGTCATCCTTCGCGGCAAAGAATAACGTCGGGCGCGACGGGCGATCCACGGTCCTGGCGCTCCGCGCGGCGTCTCTCTCCGCCACGCCAACGGCGGCGCTCAACGAATACACGGCCAAGACTGTCCGGCCGATCGAGTTGCCGTCGTCACTGTCCCCGCCCCCCTACCGCATCCGAGTAGCCTACCAGCAGAACTACACGATACAGACCGACGCATCCGAATTGGCAACCGACACCCACCGCGAGTTCATCGCCCAGGCGGCCAGGTTCAAGTCGGTATCCAACGCCGCGATCCTGGCCGCATACCGCCGGCCTAACGACCTTCTGCCGTTCGGTGGCGGGTTGGATAGCGCAACCGACGCGGCGACGGTGGCGAGCGAAATAGAGGCGCTGTGGTGCACGTCACGATCGGCGTATCTTGTAGAAGTGCCGATTGAAATCGGGTTGGGCTTGGACCTAGGCCAAACAGTCTTGCTGACATGGTCCAGCGCGTTCCTGCGCCTCGGCCAGCGGGGATTGATTGTGTCGGAGCAGTTCCGCTCACAGGAAGATATCACATTCATGGTGCTGGTCTGATGGGTGTCACCGCGTTCGGGTATCAAAACTACGTCAAGGACGCGGTGATCGCCGCGAACAGCGTGGACGATACCGCCACGGGGCTGGACCCGGATCAGGTGGCCAACGATCAGGGATCGCCGCAATACGCCTGGCAGACGGCGGCCGGTGGATTGTCGCAGGCTACCGGGGCACTCATCAAGATCACGCCTCGCACCCCGGCGCAAACATGGCGCGCGGTCGGGTTGTTCCGGACAAATCTCACCACGGCCGCGACTGTCAATATCGGGCTTTGGAACGACAACAACGGGTCGCCAGTCGGCGTATATTCAACCACGATCGCGGGTCCGCCGGCCGGCTATCAGCAGGTGGTGCACGTCCTGCCCTCCGCCACAACGGCTGACTTCCTGCAAATCGTCATCACGGACACCGGCAATCCCGACAACCATATCAACGTGCCGCTGATCTTTGCAGGCCCGCTCTGGCTCCCGCAATACGGCCGAACCTATCGTTCCGGTTTCGGCCGCACTGATCGGACGGACCAACAGCAAACCCAAGGCGGGCAAGAGTTCCCCATGCACCGCTGGCAAAAGCGGTTCGTCACCATCGACCTTGATAGCACTTCGACTGCAACCGAGGTCTGGCAGTATGCCATGGAAATCGACCGCCTTGCGCGCCTCGGGGGGAACATCCTCGCCATTCCGAATGTGGACAGCGCAGACATCAACTACGAAGCGGTGTTTGGCCAACTTTCCACGTCGGACCAAATGAACTACGGGCTACGCACCGCCGCGCGCGTGGCCTGGAATGCTCGCATCTTGGAGCGCATCTGATGGCTGGCCTAGCTGACTATGTAAAGGAAACGGCGTCCGCGCCGGGCACTTCAACGACCTTCAACCTTGGCGGTGCAACGGCGCCGTTCGTTACGTTCGCCTCGGTGTTCGGCAACGGCACGACGCCATACTATTTCATGCGCGACGCGACGCAGTGGGAGGCCGGCGAAAGCACGCTTACGCATGGATCGCCAAACACGCTGTCTCGCACGACGGTTCTTGCCAACTCGGCAGGAACCACGGCGAAACTGAACTTCGCAGGCACCACGACGGTCTATTGCGCCCTTCCCGCGTCGAAGGCGATCAGGCTTGACCAATTCAATCAGGCTACCGGGGCCGAGGGTTTCGTTGCGCTTCCGGGCGGTATTATCTATCAGTGGGGGCCGGTTGACGTGACGACGGATGGCAGCGGCAACGCGACATTCTCGTTTGGGCAGGTGTTCCCCACCGCTTGCTGGCAGGTGATTGTTAGCAACGGGAACGCAACGACAAGCTCTAGCATCGTCAACTTGATTGGCAAGAACACAAGCCAAGCGCAGGTGAATTGCCCAACCCGATTGGGCGGCACATACACAGTCAGCTACCTAGCGATCGGGAACTAACTGATGGCCAGCGAACCGAAACAGATCATCGAATTTCCAGCCGGCGGAGCCATATCCGGCACCGACGTGATGCTTGTGCAGCAAGGCCCGCTCGGAACGCCGCTCACCCACATTCAGCTAAGCGCCTTGGTGCAACAGGTCCTCGGCACATCGGGGCAATTCCTGGTCCCGCTAGAACCGGACAGCGAGAATGTCTACCTCAACGCAGCCCAGCACAACGAACGGCTGCTAACGATCACGCGGGCAAACACCTTCATCACCGCCACGGCATTCTCCGCGCTCGGGTCTGGTTTCAACGCTGTGGTGTGGAACCGTTCGGGCGGCGTGGTGACATTCTCGGGGACGTTCTCAAACGGCTACGGCCATACAAGGCTTGCCGCTGGCGGTGTTGCTGCTGTCATGGCCGCAACGGATAGCAGCGGGTCCGCAATTAATTGGAGCGGAGGCCCGTCGTCGTGAGTGCCCGCAGTCATCTTGTATTCATGTCCATGGGCGCAACGAATCCGGCGGCGCCTCCGCGTGGCAGGGGCTTTGAAAGCAACTGGACGATCGCGCCAACCGATGAAGCGTCATTCGATGCGGATTGGACCACGCTGCCCAACTCGTTGTCGTTCGATGCGGATTTCACCACCGACACATACCTGATGGAGACGGCGGCTTTCGTCTACGGCCTGTTTCAGACCACGGACGGTGCCGAACAAATCGGAGAGCACAACACCGGGACCACGCAAGACATCCTCCGCAGTGGGTTCGATAGCGATTTCTGTCTGTGGGCTGATCCGCAAGAACCGATCGGGTTCGAGGGTATTTCGTTTTCGTCCGATTTCACGGTGCCCCGTCACGTCGCGGAAACCTACCCGTCTCCGATATCGTTTGACGCCAACTTTGAAGACGGCGGCTACAGCTTTGACGCCAACTTTGCCGGCGATGCTTACAAGATGGCGACGGCTGGCACGGTGTTCGGCACTTTCAACACCAACCCCGATCGCGTGTTTCTGACAGGCCGGTTGGTTCGCCCGCCGTTGCCGTTCACGGTCAATCAAATCCTACCCGGATCATCTCTGGATGACCGCATGGGCTATTTCATCCTCGGAACAACGACCCTCGGAGGCAATCCACTATGAGCACACTCCTAGAGGATGGGATGGTTCTTAATGCCTCCCGTCTCGCAGCCGAGATTGAGCGGCAGGTTGACGAAGCTGTGGCGGATATCGTTCCCCCGGAGCCTGTGGATGGCGTCAGCATCGTGCAAGGCCAGAACGTCAGCACTACGCGGTGGTCGGCGCGGTTTGGCGCCTCTGCGGCCACAGGCGGCGAAGTCGCCGACACGCAAACGTGGCACCACACACAGACAACCGAGGTCCCGCCGTCGTGGGTGCGTCTGGTTTGGCCGTATGACCAGCTTGATACATGCACGATCGAAGGTGCAATTATTGCGCCATCGGCCAGTGTCACCAGTCCGATCAACCCTGTTGACGAAAATGGCGACCCTGTAGACTGGATCGAGGTGACCTTCAACAACGCGGGCCTACCGCTCACACTCGCGGCGCAACTCGACGCGGAGGATGATCAAGCCGGCGCCGATGACACGACGCAGGTGTTGTTTGAGCCACCCATTAACGGCTCCGTCTGGCCAGATGGCCCGCGCCTTAAATCGCAGAAATACACCTACTCCGATTGGATACCGATCAAGTCTCTGGCTCGCACGGATGTCCCCGGTGGGTATCCGATCATTATGCACCGCGTCAAATTCGAGGGTCCCATTTCGCTGACGCAAGCCGTCTCGGATGCGGATCATCTGCTCATGGACGGGCATCAAGTCCGCGCCTACGCCAACGCGGGCGATTGCGTGGCCACGCCTGCCAACTTCGTATCAACGACCCTGACGGACATCGCCACGCCCATCCTGCAATACATCACGACGCATCCGGTGGTTTCGCTGGCGGTGGCAGGTGACAGCACGCAGACGCCCACGGCGAACCACGTATCCCTGACCGCGCTCGCCATTTCGACGGATGAAAATCCAGTCGAGTTCTTCGCGGGCGGAACGGGCGGGTTTGACGCGGAAGCCTATTGCGGGAACATGCGTCGCCTCGCGCCCCATCTGAAACTGTCCATCGTGTTCATTGAGGTCCGTTCCGCGAACGGCATCCTCGGTGTTGCCGACGCCGAAAGCGATTGGGCAACGGCTACCGCTCTTGCGGACACTGTGCGCGGATATGGTGGTATCCCGGTATTGATGACGCCGATCCCCTGCCCAGCCCGCATCAACACCGCTGGCGACCCTACTGCTGTCGAGGCAAGCCGGCTGGATATCGTGGCGCGGTGCCTCGCGGCGCAGGAAGCCGGAATGCACGTCCTCGATTTGAATGAATTCTTCTCTGACGGTGCCACACCCGTTGCCAATTTCCGGACGGGAACCAGTAACGATGGCATTCACCCCACCGATACCGGCCAGTCTGATTGCGCCACCACACTGACGACGCCGTTCACCCGCACTTTGCTAGGATTGTAAGCCATGCCCTTGGAAGATGTCGATTTCGGTGATCTCTACACCTACACGCGGACGGAGACGGCCGAATATCTCGGCTCCGGCGGCGTCATCACCTCTGTGGCTGCTGATACCGCAGCCGTAGCGTGGACGGCGGCGGGCACAGTCAACGGGTTTGTGGTCGAGGGATCGACGCAAAATCTGCTGCCGAATACCAGCGACCCTCATGCGCTGTTTGCGACACTCGTCAACGCAACGCAGGATGATGACAGCGGGGTAGCACCGGACGGCACCACTACCGCGACAAAGATCATCGAAGATGTTAGCATCGCGGTGCCGCATTACGTCAATACGACATTCACATCCAGCCCCGCGATCACGGCCGGGGCCAATCGCGCGTGGTCATTTTTCGTTAAGGCGAACGGTCGAACACGGCTCAGCGCCACAATGTTTGATAGTGGCGCTCAGGGCAACTTTGTAAGCAGCGCAGTCAATCTAACAACGGGCACTGCGACCGGGTCGGTGGGCGGCAACGGCGTGCTTGTAATGGCTCTCGCACCGGAGGCATATCCGAACGGCTGGTATCGGATCACACTCATCGGCACGCCGAACCCGTCTAGTTCCGACGCGTTGCGTCCACGCGTCCAGTTGCTCGGGGACGATGGACTCTCCAACTACATTGGTGACGGAACCTCGGGCGTCTACCTGTGGGGCCACAACATGCACACTGGCCTATCCCCGCGCTCGTTCATCGCCACCACCACCGCGCCGAAAACCCGTGGCGCTGATTTGTGTTCCCTGAACAGCCTCGAAACCACATTCGAGCAAACGCAGGGCACATTTTACATGAAGTTCATCGTCCCGGCGGCGGCTCCGACTGGCATCAACCGGACGCTGTTTCACATGGACGATGGCACTACCGACAACTCGTATGACGTTCGCATTGACGCGGGAACGCTCAACGTGACTGTCATTGTCCGATCGGGTGCGGCGCAGGTCGCGAGCGTGACGGCGGGCGCGATCACGGCAGGGGCTACGTCGGTCGTGGCGTTCAGTTACACAACCGATGCGTTCAGGATCAGCCTGAACGGTGCGGCGGCGGTGTCGGACACTTCCGGCGCCGTGCCTACTGGATTGTCCGCGCTGTATGTGGGATCGTCCGACAACGCAGGCGCCGCGCCGTTGGATGGCGTCATCAAGCGGTTCTACCGCCGTGACAGCGCATACAGCGCCGTTACGCTGGCCGTCACGTCGTCATCGTAGGAGGGGATTGTGGACCTGACCGATATTGCCGACATGCTCGGCTGGGCGGAATACCTCGCGATCGTGTGCGGTATCGCCGCGATCCTGGCCGCGTTCGCTCCGCCGGCAACCGATGCGTCCCCGGCATGGTGGCAGCACTGCCGGCGCGTGCTGGATTTGCTGGCGGCCAACTTCAAGAACGCGAGGAACCGGCGGATATGAGCAGCTTTGAACGGGCGTTGTTGTTCGTCCTCGCGCAAGAGGGCGGATACAGCAACGATCCGCATGATCCGGGCGGTGAGACCCGATACGGGATCAGCAAGCGCCAATACCCGGCCGAGGATATTCGAAACCTGACGGTCGAGCGCGCCCGCGAGCTATACCGGCGTGACTATTGGGACCCGAACCGATGCGGCGAACTGCCAGGCCACATGGGGCTGGCCGTGTTCGATGCGGCCGTGAATGGCGGCGCGCCCATCCGCTGGCTACAGATGGCCGTGGGTGCCGGCATTGATGGTGTGATCGGGCCTAAGACCATCGCGGCGGCAAACGCCTGTAGGGACAAGCCTCGCGCCGTCCGCGACATGCTGGCCTCGCGCATGATTTATCTCACTGCGCTGTCTGGATGGAGCCGTTACGGTTTGGGATGGACGCGCCGTGTGGTAGACTTGGCGCTCTACCGAATGGATTGACGCGACCGCTAGACCGGCCCGGCGCCAACCGGGACCGGCCGCCGACCCGACACGAGGAAACCGCCCTCATGACGACAACCCACGATAGGACCACCCGTTTGCGCGCGCCTATGGCCTGGGTCACAGACCTTGCCGCCAAAGCGTGACAGACGGAGACAGAAGGTTGCCGCTCATGCTCGCCCGAACCAAGATCGTGAAACAGCCGTCAAATTTTCAGTATGGACAGCCCTAAGATGGATCGCCCTGCGGATATTGGAGGGTGGGCTTCCCGAGGCTGGCAAGGTCCTGTTTCGGATCGGTGCCGGCGGGTTGGTGGGGTTGGTAGCGCGGTGGCTCTTTGGGGAGTAGCCCACTGGCGAGAGTTTCGCGAGCGGCCCGGGTGGGTTTGCTGGCGGTGCTTGCAGGTGACGCTTGGGTTTGTGGTGGTGTGGTGGATGTAAAGGCAAACCCGCTTCCCTTCCCTTGGCGCGTGGGGTAAGGAAAGGAATGATCGTGCATCGCGATCGACTGCGGCTATAGGCTGCGGCGACTTCCGAAACGCCCCTTGCCAACGCGGGGGGCGTTTTTTATTGTGGGGATGCTGTCGCGTCCAGGCGATGAGCCGCCCATGGCGCGAATACGCTGAGCCGCGCTAGCCGTGATCGGGAAACCGATATAGCGCCATGTGAGGCTAGAACCCCGCGACTGCTGAAAGGCGCTCGCGGGGTTTCGTCTATTTCGGCGGCGCGCTCAACTGCCCCACTGCGGTCGGCACCGATAGCGCGGCGATCCAGGCATACCGAGTGACTATGCAGTCCGCCGGAATGTCAAACCAGCCGCGCGGGTCCAGGTGGCCGGTGACGTAGTATTCGCCCTCGGTGCCCGGGCGCTGGACGGCCAGTAGGAACACGTCCCATCGACCGTATCGGCCCGGCTCTGGCGGGGTATCGGCGGCTATCCAGGGAATGGCGCGAGGCTTTCGCACCTCGGCCGCGAGCAACACGATCGCCTCGCATCGGAACGCGTATCCCGTGTGCACGACCGTGTCGTGGGCTAGTTCCTCCGCCGCTTCGTCCGCTTCTTCCAGTGCTTGCTTTAGGTCCATTCCATTTCTCGCTTGGGTTTGGTATACGGGTGGGGCTGCAACGCCTAGCCCGGTCGGTAGCCCCATGCGGCGCCGGTCGGGACTTGTCGCAGCCCTGCCGCGATGCCCCAACAGGCGCGGGGGTTATGATAGGGCAACGGATTACCCGCTTCACGAGAGATCGTGCGGCCCCCGCAGGTTCCGGCCTGCGGGTTTTCGTTTCTACAGACGCCGAACGCTGCCACCGGCCATGATCCCGCCGGACACGTTCCCAGCTTCAACTGAACCGCCGGCTTGAACGCTTCCGCCGACATTCTCGCACCGAACCGAACCGCCGGCGGTGACATTCCCCGTGATCGGTCCGGCGGTTACGGACGCGTCGGTTTCGAGGTTGTGCAACGTGCCCTCAACCGTGATCGACACGACGCCAGAAACGTGCCCGTCCACTGGCCGGCCGTCGATCTTGACCCGTCCGTTGATGATGCTGATGGACTGGCCGACAAAATCCCGACCATCAATCTGGATGCGGGCCTTTCCGCCGATATTGATTGCGCTCATACTCTCTCCCTGCCGCGTCGCGGCGTTTCTGTGGCAGGGCAACTCGTAAGGCTTGCTTGCAGGTCCAACAGGGAACAGCACGCGCGCAATCTCCGCGTCCGTCGTGCTAGGTCGCCAGATCAGCGCATTGACGCGGAACGCCTCGCGCAGCCTGCCTATCTCCGCATTCAGCCGCTCGATCTCCCGCGCGTGGTCCCACTCTCGGCAGTCGCACGCGTGGTGGTGCGTGATGCATCGCGGGCGACGCATCACCCCTCCCCCGCCGCGCCGATCATGGCGCGGAATAGCAGTCGATGCAGATCGGACGTGCTGGCTTGGGGTGCGATCGGTCGGCTAAGCGCGGCCCATAGCATCGCCTCAGTCGGCTCCGCCAGCGCGGACAGGGCGGCGTCGGCATAATCGCGGTATCGGTCTTGCATCCATTTTGGCGCCCTTTCCCACGCTGTGAGTGGGTGCTCCATCGCCCATATTGCCCGCGCCATCCGTTCGCGCATGTTCATGGCGCTTTCTCCGTCTTGAACATCCCGAACAACCCCAGAGCGGCCATGATGAGCGCATGGAACAAGTCCGACCATGCGGACCCGCCGATCGCCTCAATGGAACTGCTGATTTTGGCCGCGCCATAGATCATCAGCATTGAGAACGCGACGTATGGCAGGCGGCTCAGTGCCCATATGATCCTGTCCATCACTCCCCCCTCACCCGCGCCACGGCCGCGCGGAGGCGGCGGACGGGGGCTATGGCGTCCTGATATTGTTGCATCATGTGCGGGTATACGTCCCGTTCGATGTATTCCGGGCCGATCATTGACGCCAGATCATCCGCACACTCGGTTGCCGCCGCGAGCAGTTCGGTGAGGGCGGCGGTGGGGATGGTGGTGTGCGCCATCGGGTCCGTCTCGTCAGTCATGGCCCAGCGCCTCCATCAAGTCCGCCTCGAGCGCGACGCGGGCGGCTTCGAGCGTGTCGGTAATTCCGTTCTGATCAGAAAACTGATTGATCCACATCCACGATCCGTCATGGATAGGCAGGACCACGCCGACTTTCTTGCGGCCAAGGAACGCGGATGGAGGTCCGTCCGTGTATGGCACGCCCCACCTGATCCGCAAGGCCCGCCCCTCCGCCTCCCGCACGCGCTGGATCAGCCGCAGCCAGGTTTCAGGGGTAGCCAGATCACGGAACGCAATCCGTCGACCAATGGCCGCGACTGCCTGCAATGGCTCGGTTGCAGCCTGCGTCGCCGCCCGCGCGGCCGCTTCGAGGGCGGCGAGTTCGGTGTCACACGGCGGCTTTGCAGTGGCGAGGCGGTTCCATGCGGCGATGGCGCCATCTTCTCGGGGAGAGATCGGCCCGCAAGCGCCGCATGTCTGGCACTGGACAGCGAAGGACCCGAGTATGTCAGGTGCCTTACCTTCGCCTCCGCACCACGGGCACGGCGCCGGCTTTTCGTCATGGGGCGGTTCCTTTCGGCGGGGGTGGGGGTGGCGCCAGTCTCCAATGCGTGACCGCTCGGGCAGTGATCCACACAAGGTGGTTTAATGGTCCTGTCGTTCTCCATTGGTCACAAATCTGATCGTAGTGGCAGTCACACCGGCGGGTTTCCCCGTTGATCAGGATATCAATGAGACGGTCTTTCGGCGCCGTCTCGATCGGCTGCCACTCGGACAGGTGGCGCAGGGCGTGGATGATTGTGTAGGCGTTTAGCGCCTTGGTCTGCAAATGAGTGGGTAGCCGTAGTTGCTCGATCAACTCCCCCACCGTCATCCCGTCAAAGCGGGGCTGCCCGTCCGGGCCGGTTGTGATCTGGGTCATGGCTTGTCCTCCAATGCCGCGCGGAGCTTGTGCGCGAGGTATCCCATCCCGGCCACGTATCCGACCGCGAATGGCGATGCTGGCGTGTCTGGGCCTGTCGCTGGGGCAGCGAGCGCGTAGACCGCATCCAGCCCCGCCGCGCTCGGGATCGGGTGGGGGCTGGCGAGGGTGTAGCCGGCTTTCCCCGCAAGGTCCGGAGACATCGGTCCCCACTGTTCATGCCGCCACAGCGGTTCGGCCGGGGACCACTCCCAAATCTCGACGCGCTTCCCGATGTTCCATCCGGTTCGCGTCATCCAATACCGCCCCGGCCTATCCGGGTCCGGGGGCAGGAGGGCGGGGGTGTCGGTCATGCAAATTCCTCCGGGTGCATCTTCGCGTAGCAGTCTCGGCAATGAGGTTCGCCGCGATCGTCAAAATACCCATCTTCTTCGCACTGCCCGGTCGGCTCGTCGCAGGTGACGCAGATTTGCCGCGTCCCTGGATAGTGATTGGCGTTGATGCGCTCGTGGGTCGATTGGTCCAGCGCCCGACCGCGCCACCACTCACTCACGCCCCCACCTCCGCCGCCATCGCCCGGAGCGCGGCTGCCGATCGGGCGCGGGGTTCGTCGGGGGCAGTGGCGGATGCAAAGTTGTCAGGCTCCTCGCGATATGCCTCGACGCAGAAAACGTCTTCGTCCTGCGCAATGTGCCCGATACGCCAACCCTCCGGCATCGCGCCCGCCGCTGCGTCGCGGCTGGTGAGGCACTCAACGGGGATGCCGGCATTGAACAGATCGGCGGCAAGGCCAATCGTCGGTTCCTCCGCGCACACCCTCTCCGCCAGTGCGAGCAGGGCGCGGGCGCGGTCTGGGTCACTCGTCATCGGTCTTCTCCTTCCATTCTCCGCACCACTGGCCCTGAATAACCCAGGGATGGCGCGGTTCCGCGTCGGCACCCACGACGGTCGGCGGGAACCTTCGGCACCATCCTGCGACGGCGTTCGCGCGCGCGAAAAAGCGGCAGTTTCCGCATCCTTCCTTACTCGTCATCGGGCAACCCTCCATCGGACCACATGGCGCAGTCGCCCCCGTCGTCCGGCCCGCTCCACGCAATCGGCCCCTGCCGCATCACCCACGGCAGGTGATCTTTCGGCCACTTGCACGGGCGCTTGCCCGTCGCCTGCATGTCCGGGTGTCCCCACCACTCGCAGGTGCCGCATCGGCGCTCACTCGGCATCGGGCGATCCTCCGTCGTGCTTGGCGCAGTCGGTGCCGTCGTTCATGTGCATCACCGGGCGCGTGTAGAGCGACGCCGGCTGATGGAGTCTGGGCCACTCGCAGTATCCCATTTCGGAATGCGCCTTGGACCGTTCCCAGAAGACGCAGGTGCCGCATCTGCGGTCAGGGGCGGTCATGGGGTGGTCTCCCATTGCATCCACGCACTGCGCTGGAACCTAGTGTTGAACGGCGACCAAACGTCCGGCTGGCGTTCGCAGAACCGCCATTCCAGCGTATCGGGTGGCGTGTCATAGGCAGCAACGACCGCAGCCTTGGCTGCGTCTTCGTTCTCAGCTTTTATAGCGGCACAAACTGTGTCCGCACCATCAAGGCGGGTGCCAGACACCCACCACGGCGAGTGCAACTCAAACGCGCCGAGCGCGTCAATGTCATGATACCAGGATAGCCAATAATTGCGGGTCATTCCACCACCCGCCCAGCTTCCACCGCCCTAAGGCAATCCCGCCCCGCGTCGGTCAGGCTCACCACGCACGTCCGCCGATCGCCGCAGAGGTATTCCGTCGTGACCAGTCCGGCGCCCACGAGCGTCACCACAGCCCGCGAGATAATCGGCCGCTGTCTGCCGATCGCCTCGGCCAGCGTCTTGACCTGCCGGTTCTCCGGCTTCTTCTCCCGCCGCGCGACGAACATCACCGCGAGTTCGATCAGCGAACGCCGGTGATGGCTGGCCAGGGCAATGATGATATTGGGAATTGACATTATGGGTTCCTTCCGGGGCATCCGGTTTGGGAATTATGTATGGTCCGCAATCGTTGTCAATTTAATTGTTGCGCGCGCCGCTTCCAAAGCCTCGGGGCACCGCCCCCAAGCATCCAGCAGCAACATCACCATGTGCGGGGTCGGGTGGACGCCGCGCAGCCATTTATAGACCGTCGAAGTCGTCACCCGGACGATCGCGGCGAACGTCTCGGGGGTGAGGTCGTGGCGGGATAGGGTGTCGCGGAGGGTCATTCGGCGTCCGAGAACACGGTCATCACGGCGTTGTGGCTGATGCCATATTCGTCAGCGATCCCGGAGAAGGCTTCCTCTGGATACGCGAGCGCAAGGCCGGCCCGCTCTCGTTCCATGTTTGCTGCCTTGCACCCTTCGATGGCGGCCAGCGCGGCGACTGCTTGGGCAAAAACGTATGCGGCGGCTTGTTCTTTGGTCATATTGGTGTCTCCATCTGTTCCAGCGTCATCCCGGCAACCCAAACGCCCGCATGTCCCGGCGATACGTCCCATGATCCAACGGGTCACCCCCGATCGCGGGATACGCCCGCGCCAACGCCTCGCGGCACCGGCTGACGGTGAACGTGCTCACGTCGTGCGGCGTGTCGTCGATCGCCCAGAGCGACAGCCGATCACGCCCGCCGGTGGGACCATATCCGACCGACCCGGCTGGCATGTCGTCGCGGCCGAGGATGATGGTGCCACGCGGGCCGGTGGGGTCGGTGGTGGTTATGTCTAGGGCGCGGTAGTGGCGGAGCATGGTGGGTCTCCGATTACCGCCGCGCCATCGCGGCAAGACGCGCCTCGGCCCGCGCCTGATTGATTGCGGTCCGAACGCGGCCGATTTCGCTCTTGTGAGCGCGGGCTGTCGCTGCGCCGTTGTCGTGATGCAGGATCACAACCGACCTGCACCATGAGGGGATCAGGTCACCGATGCGGGTTGAAAGATCGTCCGGGAAAGCGCGGGTTTCGATGTATGCGGTCATCTGCTTCACTCCGTTGGGTGGCGGGCCGTAGCCCGCCGGGTGGGGTTAGATTGCAGCGATTTCCTTCAACGCCGCCTCAAAAACCCCGCCGATTTCGTTCATTTCGGCTTCCATCTTGGCAATGCGGGCCTTGGCGGCTGCAACCTTCTTCGCGATGGCGTTGTGACGCTTGGCGGCCTCATCCCGAACTGCCCAAGGATCGTCACGGATGGTCTGGCGAAGTTCGTGGGTCCCGTAGGATGCTACCGCGTATTCCATCGTCTCGTTCCTTTCTCTCGGCCCGGCCATCCCGTCCCGATGCACCCCTTATATTGGCGTTACGCCACACGGTCAATAGGAAAATGGCGATACGCCAGGTAATTTATGCGGGGGAGGTCATGCCTTGTCTCCCATGTCCGCATCAATCGCCGTCGTCCACGCGTCGTGCATATCGCTGATCGTCCGGCAGTCGGGAGGCGCAGGCGGCATGAACCCGACCACGATGGCGTGCCCATGTCCGACTGGCCGGAGGTCGACCATTTCCCGAACATGCCGAAACCGCGCCGCATCCCTCGCCAGTTCCTTGATCTGGTCAGGCGTCACGGCCAGCCATAGCCGCGCCCATTCTCCGGTTTCCGTTGCCGCCTCGCATTGGGCGATCAGCGCGCGGAGGTCGTCTGTGGTCACGCCCCGCCTCCCTCGATCAGCGCCATGATGGCGTCAATGGTCTGGGCACAGGGGCACTTGTCGGGAGCGCAACAATCCCCCGCATTGGCTGGGCAGTCTGTGTATTTTGCCTCAGTCACAACACGCGTCACCGCCGGCCGGGCGGGTTCGGCGCGCCGTGGCACCCCGGCTAAATCCCCCGGCAATGACATCCACCCGGTCACGCCCTCATCAGGAACATCACGCCCCATCCCGACCGCCGTCACATGCCAACGCGGCGGCCCGTAATGTTCCGCGCTCGGAATGCGAACAAGAATGGACCTGTTCGGCGGGGCGGTTTCGGGTGGTTGCCACGACAACGCGGCCTCCAACGCCGTCAGGTAGACCAGCAGATCGGCGGCTTCCTCCCGCGCGTGCCGCACCAGCGCAGCCGGCGACAAAGCCGCATCCGCCAGCGTGTGACCGTATTTCTTGCGGCCCATGATCGCGCGCCCGGTGATGAACTCGGCGGCGGATCGGGCGTGGGAGCAGGGGTTGGTCATACCGCACCCCCTGCCGCCCGGATCATGCCGGCGGTGATGATGATGCTCGGACCACCATGCACGTTGATCGTCGACATGATCGGCGTGTCGTCTGGCAGTGGTCCGGCCGGCTCTACTGCTTTGAGGTAGGCGGCCATCGCGTCGCACAAGGTCGCCATGGCCTGAAAGTGGGTAAACGTTGCCTGAGTGCCGCTCATACCATCCCCCTAACGTTCAAAATGGAAACCGCGCACCGCGTCCGCTCCGCCATTGCCACCCGCGCCGCGACCATTTCCGCGTAGTTCGGAGGCTTGCCCGACATGATCCCCTGACGCGGGGGCGGAGCAAACGCCACTTCCTGCAACCGGAGATCGCGCCCAGCCTGGGCAAACTGATCGCTCATGGTCCGATATTCAGCGTCGGAACGATAGCGCGGGCCGGCGGCGAAGTGGTTCGCATTGCTCACTACCGGCTCGCCACGCTTGGCGCGGATCGTGCGCGCGCGTTCCACCATTTGACTTAGCGTCACCTGCGGCTCAAAACCGTCGTTGATCCGTGCCAGCATTTCCGGCCGGGGCATGTCCGACGCGCGAAGCTCGCGGAGGAGGGCGTCGCGTTCGGGGGTCCAGTTTGATGGTCTCATTTCAGTGCTTCCCATCCCAAAGATGCGGCCACAGCTTTCGTGAGCCGGCAGATAGTGCAGCCTTAAGCCGTTCATGGTGTTTCTCGTGTTTCGTCACAACACGGTCGCGCAAATCAACGGCCATAGATGCTGATATCATGGCCGAGTTTGCGTTTAGCGGCACAACCGCATAAAAATTCTCGTGCAACATCGCCACAAGCGTAGCGGCGTTAACCTTGGAGCCTGACTGGATCAGCAGCCAATCTAGCGTCGCGATCGGTCCCGGAACTCCCTTGTTGCTCTGTGGTCGGTTCGGTGCGCTCCTTGCACCGTTCCACGCAGAAACAATTAACTTTCGGATGGTGGATGGTTTAGTCAAGCCGGCAAGGATGTAGTCGTTCACGATTTCCGACCCAAACTCATGGACCAATTGGCGAAACTCGTCTTGCATATCATCAACCCTGTCCAGTGCGCGAAGTGTCCGCCTCGGCATTGTCGGAGGGTTGTATTCCTTGGTTTCGCTCATCCCAACGCCTCCATCATTTCCCGGTATTCCCGCTTCCCCATTCCGCTGTTCTCGGCCGTGACCGTTTCGCCAGCGATGATCCGCTTGAGCGCCGCCATGGCTTGGGCCGAGAACGTCACCGCGTTCAGCTGGTAATCATCCCAAGCCTCCGTCGCGATCGGGACCCATTGCCGGGTGATATCCAGCATCGTTTCGGCGTATTGCCGGATTTCCCATTGGGCATGAGCGTCGGCGCGGAGGGATAGGAAGTGAAACAGGTTGTGGAGGTCGATCTTCCACACCCATTCGGTATAGGTGCCGAGTGGCAGGCTGATCCGCGCAACCTCGCGGGATAGCCCGTGCGTGTGCAGCATGTCCTTATAATCGTCATGCGACCGGCGCGCGTCGGCGTATAGCATCCGCAGCACAGCGGCGGCATTCTCTGACGATAGAACCTCGCCTCGGCCTTGCTTGTTGGTTTCCGACTGCTTAGCCAACTGTTCCGGGCGCGGGATGTAAAATTCCTCCCGCATCTCGGAGTAGCGCGCGGATTGTTCGTTCACGTTCGCCGTGCGGTGCCTGATCCACTGGCGGGCAACAAATATCGGAAGCCGGATGTGGAATTTGATTTCCGCCATCTCGAACGGCGTCGAGTGCCGGTGGCGCATGAGGTAGCGTAGGAGGTCGCGCGTTTCGGATATCTTCCGCGCGTGCGTGGCGTTCGCATAGGACATGCGCGCGGCTTCCTCAATCGCAGCGTCATTGCCCATGTAGTCCACAATCCGGATGAAACCGAGGTTCAGGACCGGGAACGACTGGCCGAGGATGGCGTCTAGCGCGGGGGAATGGGGGCGGTTCACGCGTCACCTCCCGGCCATCCATCGTCAGCCCCACCCGTCGCGGGCGCCTGAATGCCACCCGGCAACGCCGGCCCCGCAAACGGGTCCTTCAAATCCCCCTCCGTCGCCTGCTCCTTCGCTTCGTCTTCCAGACGCTTGCGTTCCGCGTCCGCCGCAGCCGCCATGGATTTGAGGTTGTCGTGTTGGGGTAGGAGTAAGGCTTTCTGATCCTTGGACAGCGCCACGAAAAACGCCTGATACGATGCCAGACCGTTCTCGGCTTCTTCCTTGGCCTTCAAGGCCAGCGATCGAGCCTCCGCGCTGTTCGCATCCTGTCCGCCAATCCATGCGATCAACCGCCGGCCCATATCTTCGTTCATCAAGGCGCCATCGAACACGGGGCGCAGAGCGCCGGGGCACTTGCCTCCGTCCTGCTTGGCGATCGAGAATTGGCCGTCTCCGAGCATCAATGCCATGATCGTCATATCAAAGCGCAGCGACTTTTCTTGGATGGGAACGACGGGGCCGGGAGTGTAGGCTTTCCGGCCGTTCACGTTTGTTTCAATCAGCGGCTGCTTGCCACGGGAACACAGGATCAGATGTAAACCGCACCCAAGCCATTGGTTCGTCAGCTTCCCAAGCCGGCGCTTAGGCTTGGCCCACTTGGCTAGGTCGTTTTTCTCGGTGGCATTCTCGACCATATCCAGCACGCCGCCGGCCGCGAACCATGCGTGACTGACACTATCGACAACCAAGGTCGTCACGCCAGCCGCCACAAAGTCAGACAGCGCCTCGGCATAGCGTTCGGGCGTGAATGGTGCGGTGAGGCAGCCATACATATACCCGCCGTCGATCGCGTCCACATACGCGCGGCCGCGCTCACCGCCTTCGGTGTCCAGCAAACCCCGCTTCATCGGGTCGGGTTCAATCCCCGCCGCCAGCTTCAAGGCACTGTAAGTTTTCCCCGTTTCAGACATGCCAAACAGAGATATCAGCAGCTTCATTCCGTTTCGCTTCACGGGCGCAATGTTCAGGATCGGCATTAGTATTCCTCCGCCATGGCCAACCGGCCGTCAATCTGCATGTAAGCGTATGTCGGCAGTCCAACCCGCACCGCGCGCGTGTCGCTGTATCCAGGCCAATGGCCAGCATCCAGGCACTTGGCGAACAACCGCACCGCGCGTTCGTTCTCTTGCCGGCCAGCATCCAGCGCAGTCATGTCCAGTTCAGTCACTGACGTTAGAAACGGTTCCGACACTTCCTGGTTGCAGAACCAATAGTGCGCGGGTTCGGTGCCGGTGATCGCCTTGTATCCGTCGAGATACCAAGCCGCCCGGCGGTGATATCCGAGGTTGTAGGCGTGGCGTCCGAAGTTCTCCGGGTTGGCGTTGGCGGTCGCCTTGTAGTCGCACAGATACGCCCCGCTATCCGGCGTCCAGTCCGGACGCGCGCGGCACCACACACCGGACGAATGCTGCCAGAACATGGACAGTTCCGGTTTTCCGGCGGTGAACGCGCGGCTGATGAACGGGTCCGACATGAAGGCATTGCGGGCTTGCACGATGCGGGCGTGATGCTTAGCCAGGATCGCGATCCTGCCGGCTTCGGATGCGGCCTCCCGCCGTTCCTTGGCTTCCTTCTTCCGCCAGTCGTCAAAGTCCAAGACAATCACGGTCGACTCAAACTGTTCCGGTTCAAGGAACATCACATGCGACACCGAACCGATCGTAAACTTGCCGTCGTCTGGGCGGGCTTCGTATGCGGGATTGAGGCGGCTGGAATTGTGGAAGCATAACGCCGGGGCCGTGAGCATGTGGTTTATCATGCCGGCGGACAGGCTCGGGGTGGGGCATGGGTCCGCGTGGTATTCGGACGCGGTGATTTCGTAGATGCCAGGTGTCACTTCCCATCATCCCCAGAAAGCCGCGCCTTCACGGTCAGGTAAACCACCGTCAGGCTCGGCATCTGCGCCACAACCAAGCCCCACTTGATCCCGAGAAACGCGGCATCAGCCTCGGCCTCAGACGTGGCGGCTTCCAGCCCGGCCTTGGCGCGGAGGTATTCGTTCATGGCCGCTGTTCCTCCCGCCGCGCCTCAATCACCAGCAGGCGCCCCATCGCCTTTTCCAGCAACTGGATGCGGCGAACCATCTCCATTTCCGGCCGGCGCGCGGACGATCCCGACCACACGTCGCGCAGTTCGGTCGCCGTGTCGGCGTTCCAGATCGCGATGACTTCGGAGCATTCCGGGACGGGGCGGGGGCGTTGGGTGGCGGCGTCTCGGATTTCGGCGGCGATGTCCGACAGGTCCTGCACTATCTTGGGGCATTCTTGCATAATCGCATCAGTGCGGCGCCCGACTGCGACAAGGCGGGCCAGACGTTCCGCCACCTGCAAAACCCGCACATCCAGCGACGTGGACTTGCTCGCGGTGATGCAGTCAGCGCCTCGCACCTTGCTCATGTCGGTCGGCGGCAGGGTGGTGTGGGGTGGGGGAACTGGCGGGTCATGAGCCAATCCTTTCAATTGCATGGATGGGACATTCCCAAACATCTGGATTTGTCTTAACGCCGCGCGTGAATGTTTCCGCGAACCGCATCGCATCGTTGATGCTGTCACATTCAACAACGGTGGATTGTTCGCGCGGGCCAACTGCCTTCCGGTCCACATCGGCGCCGCGTCCTGTTGAATACGGCATGACTGCGACCATAATTTTCCACTTCATGTCATATCCTTCTCAGCCGCTTCCAGCGCGGCGCGGAGGGTGGCGGACTCGTCTGTGGTAAGGGCGACTGACGCCAACGCTCCGGCGCTATTGATGGTTACAACCACAAGTTGGCAACCCGGCTTGACCCGTATTGCGTCGCCGTCTGCGTCTTCAATCACCCGTGGCCAGTCGCTCACGTCCGATCCCCCAGCGCCCGGTCAATCAGCGCGCGCATCTGGCGCATCCACTGTTCCGTCACCTCAATTTCCAGCCCGCCGATCGTCTTCGGGCCGCAAAGCCGGTTGCGCGCCTCGGTGTGAATTTCCATCAGCGTGATCTCCAGCCGGTGCGGATGCGCGAACAGGCCCGTCGTGATCGTCGTCAGGTCGTGCTGGCATTCAAACCAGTCAGGCGCGGGCGACTGCGGCAGGCTGTCCAGAATGCCGGTATCGTCGGCGTGGTTCGGGTGGATTGTGGCGCTCATGACGCTGCCTTTCGTGCTGATTGCAGGGCCGCGATAAACCTGTCGCACTGCCTGACTGTCATTTCTGTCTGTATCGACATGCCGGGTTCGCTGATTTCAACAGTCACCCGCCGGCCGGCTCCGATGACTTCGACCTGATCGCAGGTCCCGGTCGCCATCTGCCATCGAAAGACATCGCTCTTCACGTCCGGCCTCCCCGTGCGACCTTCAACAGCGACTCTCCGACGCGGCCGATCAGGTCGTGTTGAATGAACATCGTCTCCCGCCACGTCTCGGCCGGGTCCTGCACTTGGAGGAAGGCGCCCCCGTCGCATGGCGTCACGGTCGCAACTTCGGCCCCGTGCGCGTCGCGGATGGCGATTTCGGTGTCGGTGGCGATCATGTCCGTGCCTCCCGAGCCAGACGGAACCGTTCGGCCGCAGCCTCGCGCTGTTCGTCGCTGATTTCCCGCTTCTCCCGGAACGGATCGGAACCCATGCGGAATGGCCAGAGGGCGCATGTCACGTCACCGCAGCGGCGAACCTCGGCCGGGCTGCTTCCCATGCAATCCAGGCACTTCGCCCGCACCGCATCGCCCCGGCTGATCCGCTCCAAGCCGAGGGCCTCCATGTCCGCCGGCCCCATCTTCCGGGGATCGCGGCCCTGTGGCGTGCCGTCCGGGTGCAGTTCCTGGTGGGGTGCGAGCGCGTTCACAGGTCGCCTCCCATCGCCATATCCGTAGCGACGGCCGAGGCCCGGACCCGATACGCCGGCAGGTCGATCCCGTCGCGGATGTCGGTCAGCATGCCGGTGATGTCTTCCATCCCATAGCCCGGCACCGGCTCGGTGGTCTTGAACGAAACGCCGTCGATCGCGGTCAGGAACGTCGCTGCGGCATCGCGGAGGGTGGCGGCGGCGTTTACGTCGGCGTTGACGATCGCGCGCAGGTCCGGGCGGGGAATGTCCGTGCCGTAGATGCGGTCGAACTTGGTTCCGTCGAAGTTGTCCGGGTAGGGCATCACACCGCCTCCCCCGCCGCATCTTCGACGCCACGCCCATCGGACGCCGCGAGAGCGAGGATCGCCGTCTTGTGCCGATCCCAGAACCGCCGCGCGCGGGCACCGTCCATGCGGGCGATCCGCTCGTTGTTGAACGCGGCCCATTCGGCGATCGAGTGTAATTCGCATCCGATCTTGATGTGTTGGTCGAGGATCAGGACGGGATATGACAGACCCAGGATTTGCAGCGGGGCACGCGCAATCGTGATGTCTTCAGTGATCTTGGCGCCGGCCAGATTGGCGCCGGCCAGATTGGCGCCGTCCAGATTGGCGCCGTCCAGATTGGCGCCGGCCAGATTGGCGCCGGCCAGATAGGCGCGGGCCAGATTGGCGCCGTCCAGATTG